GCTAAAATAAAAAGTCCCTCGCCCAACATATTAAAACCCCCAATAAGTAGATACCTTATCTTTAGTGTGTCCTACACAATTACATACTGTGAAGGTAATCTTATCTGTTTTAACTAAAGGCTTGTGACAGTTCATACACTTTTTAGTTAAGCCCGCTTTAATCTTTTCGTCATCTTCTTTTACCATTTCATCTTCCCACTCTTGTTTCATGTGGTGCATTGATACAAACTTACTGTGTTCAATCATGCTAGCCATTACCAAAATACCTCCATAGTATTATCGCGCCTAATTAAATGTCCTTGCAGCGTAATTCTATATTCCCCGGGCGTATATTTTTTTATGCCCGCTATCCGATGCGGCGTTAAACCGGAATGTAAAACTATTTCTCCTTCAGTATAAGCCAAATGACTAGAAAGTCCTACCTCATTTAACCAATCCATACCTCCCCCAGAAACAGGTAATTGTATAGGGAGTGTAAAAGCGTAAGGGTCTGACTCCCCTAGACCTAAAGTAACATGAGGGTGATCCATATGCCAGTTTCCTGACATAGATAAAAACTTAGGGTCAGAGGGAAATATATGAAAGCCAGGAAGCGCTAAATCTTTAGTAAGTTTTACTTCTTCTTTAAGTTCTTCTGAAAGGTATGATAAAAGCTTAGAATACACATCATCAAAATTGCTAATTAAAATCTCATTTAGCCATAAAGAGTCTTTGTAATAAGACAAAGTACCACCATCAAGATAGGCACTTTTGCCTAGAGTGTAAAACGGGTATCTGTTTGAGCGAGACTGCCAGAGTTCACAAAAAGATTTTACTGCATCGGCTACTTCAACTGTATCAATATCTAATAAAGACTTTACGTGTTCCATGGCTACCCGGCTTCCAGGAGACTATATTCCCCTATTGCGTATGTCTTAATGATTTTACCGTTTGCTTCATCTCCAACTTCCGTAGAGTCAATCCAAATTTTTTTGCCTGATTTACTTATGGTTCTCCAATGACCTCGTCTCCAATGCAAGCGAGGTGAAGCATGCGTGCCGTGAGGGGATGAAGGATCTGTATGAGTTTTTTTCCCTTTAATTTTAGCTATTTTAAATTCAATTAAAGGGACTTTACCTTTAGCTAATCTTTTTTTATTTTTTGTTGCGCTTCTAGATGAAGGAATAGAAATATAAAAATCACCCTCACTTAAAGTCATTGTATGAACGGTTAACAGGGCCGTCACAAAAGCCACATTTATAGCCCTCTCATCCATACTGAAAGGTGGCTTTTCTATTTCTGTGCAAAAAAGACCCTTTTCTTTATCAAGCCTAATAAGAAGTTTAAAAAGTCCGGGCACACGGCCAATTTCAGACACCCCAAATATTGTTACTATAATTCCCTCATTAGATTCGTTAATAAAATACGGTGTTATTGTATCAACATTTCCAGCAAGCCTTTTTGAATATTTTTCCCCTGCAAAAAAAGTCATTTTAGGGAAAGGTAACTTTAAAGAATCTATTGTTTTAAATTCACTAATAAATTTATGAATTTCTCCGCTTTTCCAATCTATATTACGAATCAATTCAGGTTCTACTATAACTATTGGACTTGATAATAGTGGTTCAATGATCTCTTTATTATATTTACCAGACGCTACATAATTCATAATTGATATAATATTTGATTTTACGTGATTACTTGTTTTGAGCATGTCTTGAACACTTTTAAATCCCTTGTCAAATCCTATTTGAAAAAGTTGACCCTTGGGCATTCCTATTTTATTAACAGTCTCCATAATTATTCCCCGACCCTGATTCACATGTTACAGGCAAACCCTTTGCCCATTCAGGCGCAGTAGACATAATGCCCATTATAAACTTCTTAGCTTCTTCTTCTTCACCGTCGGCTGCAACACATACCACTGCGTCGTGTACTGTTAGAAGAGGTCGGTATTTATCTTTAATATGTATCATCTGTTCGCCTACAATAATGCGTGCAAGAGCTTGTACTACATTCTCTGTTACTACTCCGCCCCAGACAGATATTTCCCCGCGCCTAGACTTGTATACGTACTGAGGGCGAGACTCACTCGTGTCTAGCTTTAACCTAGGATAAGTAATATAGAGTCCATTAGGCAATTTAATACCTTTAGGGGTTACTAACAACACCCCTGGGCGCCCTAGATAATACGGCTCTTTACCTGATGGCCATACTACCAAATCGCTTAACATCTGATTACACTCGTGCCAAAACTCTACTACTTTATTATTAACATCACGATAGATACCTACTAAGCGTCTACATTCTTCTTCTTCAAATGAAACATTAGCACCAAGTTTTAAGACGTTCTGTAGTTTTGTAGCGCCTGTCCCAAAGCCTAACCCAAGAATACAAGTCTTACCAACTGCTCGCTCTGTAACATCATTCTTAGTAATTGGGCGGTCATAAACTTTAGAAGCAAACTCACAATAAACATCACGCCCTTCTCGATACCACTCTGTAATATCGTCTTGTCCACTTAACCATACTAAGACTCGCGCTTCAATCTGAGATGAGTCGCAGTTAATTACTTTAAACCCATCAGGGGCAATTACAGCGTTCTTTAATGCTTTCTTCTTGACATCACGGCTTGGTAAGTTCTGGAAGTTTACCTTGTCTGAGCCACTCCATCGACCTGTATGAGCGCCATAGTATTTAAGTGGGATAGGTAAGAGTCCTTTATTTCGCGATCCAATATCAATAAACCTTTCTATGCGCGTCTCTTCAATAGTAGATTTAGTGCCGAGTCTGACTCTGCATAACTCTTGAATAAATGTGTCTTTGTGATTTTGTAAGTTAATTAAACCCTCGTCTGTTTTAGCTAAAGCGTAAGTTTGCTTGCCCGTTGTAGGACTTTCTTTTAATGGTACGACTACCCCTAACTCCTCTAAAAGCGCAGCAAATTGTTTATTACTAGCTAACTTCTTTCGGACGTCTTCTTCGGTCTCACATTCTAATCGAGTCATTAGTCCTTGTAGTAATTGAGTCTTTTCTATTTTTATCTCTTGTAAACGCCCGATTAACAATCCGTCATCTACTTTTAATACTGGCTCGGTAAACATTCTTAATGTCATATCAATAAGTTTTATCTCATCATGAGGAAAATCTTTAGATAGGATTTTAAATAGTTTGTACGTCAGGTTAGTGTCGTTTTTACAATACTCCCCGTAGCGGTGTAATTCGTGAGGCTGAAAGTCTTCTAAGCGCTTCCCTTTAGCATCTATAATTTCAGTGCCTTTCTCCCCTAATTCGTAATGCTTCGCTAAAAATCCTAATGAGCCACCTACATCTACACCATTAGTGGCGCGTGCCATAGATAAAGTATCAAGGTAAAGGTGAGGGATAATACCGTAAGTCATACTAAGAATCCCACCGTCAAATAAAGTATTGTGGCAGAGTAAAAAAGCGTCGTCCCAGTCAATAGAATGTAAAACCTCAGAAAGCTCATCGTGAGAGCCTGAGTACCACTTAGTAGAACCTTCGTTAACTTTTAAAGCAAACCCAATAACTTGAAATCTGTCGTCACGGATATACTCTTCAGTAGTAAGATTTGATAAACTAAACCCTACGTCGTAGTAAGTTTCAAAATCAATAGTAACTAAATTCAAAGAATACTTTCAATTGTATAAATAAGAACAAAAAGTATAGCACATACCCCTAACATAACGAATAAAGGCTTATAGTCTTTACCGACATCTGGGGTGTAATCATATCCCGTTGCTTCTTTATAAGTTCTAGGGATTTTATCTTTTCTCTTCATGTTTTTCCTCTCTTTTATAATTTATAAGTTTACCATTTGTAAGCATATAGAGTATGTTCGTCTCTACAATGTACTGAACACCATCGTCTTTTATCTTTTATTTTCTTTTCACACCAAATACATTTACCTGAGTTATTATTTTCTACGGAAGTATCTACTGTCTTAAGAGTAAACTTAAGGCGAGCCTCTATCTCGTCATTAGCCATGTCTATTTCGTCAGCCAATCTTTCATTCCCCCACCATTATTCCATGAAGTGCTATTATTTCTAGTAGGTCTTTTCGCAGGTAGCTTTATTAATCCTTGCTTATCAAAGTCAACTAAAGTAGCGTACGCTATCCCTGTTGCTTGAGATAGTTTGTGTCTACTAAATTCCGGGCGTTTCTCTTGCCATTCTTTAATTAGTTTAACTGCATTTTCTTTTTCTGATTCTTTCATTATTTTCCTTTTTTATTTGTTTTAGGGCAGATGCCCTTTAATTCTCTTGTGTGTCCGCACCACCACTGTTTATAGAAGTAGGTGGCGGGGGATCCACATTCCGCGCAAACTCTTTTTTTAATACTAAATTTACTCATCTTTTAAGGTGGACTCCCTCACTAATGTTCGTAATTTTTGTAAATAGTAATCCGCTTTGTCTAAATCTTCAATCCCGTTCTTCAAAGCAAATCGCCAAACATACTTGATAACATTCGCTACACACACGGCTACAATTCCTACTAAGCCAATGGTAGCGGACTCAATTGCATCTATGCACTCTACTTTGCCTTGCGTGTAATGTACAGGGCGGTGGACTCGATTTGATTTTTTAAGTGGCTTCATTAATTATTTTTTAGTGGACATAATATAACACTCTAGCATATCTATATTATTCTCGTCTATAACTAATGCTAGTCCCCCTCTTTCTGTAATGTCGTTTAAGTTTTTCTGCTGAAGCGCAGTAGGTTTGTTTCCGTTAGCTTTGCACTCAATCCCGATAAAGCGCCCTTTGTAACAGGCTACTATATCAGGAATACCACTTGAGCCGTAGCCGTTAGTGGACGCATAAAAGTAGTATGCGTCTAACGATTTTAGTATCTTGCATACTTTGATTTTAACTTTT